TCAGAAAAATGAATAGAGCTGATTCAGCACGTTCTGGTCTTTCGTCTTACCAAACACATGCTTGATAGCTGCGTTAATCATGGCGCTGTAGCACCGCTCGAACTCATCTGCCTCCATGTTGCCGTATGACAGGCTTTTAGCCTCCGCCCTAACCTCACCGCGAATGTTCGTTACCATGTCGTAGAAGCCAGCCAGTATCGTCAGGTCTTTTCTGAACCGGTTGAACTGAGTGGTTTCGTCTGCATGCTCAAGGCCTGCCCTGTCAGCAGCCCAGTGCTGAAAGCAGAAGTTGAAGAACGCGAACATTTTTCGATGGAATGCAGGGTTGCGGGTTAACTTGAATTCGGCTGTGTACATTTCGCCGTTTTGAAACTTGGCAAGGCGGGGAAGGTCATGCTCAAACGCCGGAGCGAATACTCCCCCTGCGGTCTTGATCATCTCGATTTGCATAAGTTGGCCTCATACTCACTCCTTCACTTTGATTCCAGCGGCTCGGATGGCCTCTGCATCCATGGCTGCATCGATTTGTTCGCGTAATTTAGTCTCGTAATAATCGTCTTCTTCATCCGTTATAGCCTGAGACCAGAACATGCTATGACTCCCGTAAACCATCGGGTCTCTGACATTAACCGCTTTAGATACTAGCCAGTCCATCCTTCGTTTATCAGACAGCAACTCATTCTCGATAGCTGCACGAGATGCCTTCCATGCTTTCCACGCCACTTCGGTGGTATTAAATCGATACCGGTCATTGTCTATGCGATGCCTTTCTGCAGAACACATGGGCAGACTGTTTATCCACCTTTCAAACTGCTTTCTTGATTCGTCCATATTCCTCTCCATCACCGCTTGAACCAGATGAAATTAGTAAACTTTGACATGTTTATGCCCATCAGACGCTTAAGCACCCTGTCTCGCGGGCTGCTCCTTGGTTTAGGCCTGCGCTTGTATCGCTCTCTATTCGGAAGTCTTGAGGCTTTCCAGTAGCGATGAAACCTTGAGCCTGATTCTTCCAGATCGGCATTAATCAGTTGTGCCAATGTACTCATCATTCCTCTCCATCACTTAGATTTGATGCGATCCAGCTCGCCGCTAAGCTCGTCAATACGCTTATTCTTGAACTTAAGCAGTTGCTGTAAATCCCATACAGAATTTGCCAAAGAGTTATTTGCTGCCATGCAGATGACTGACCATTGCTCAGGTGTGAATTCATGCCGATTTTCTCCCTGCCTGAGAATGTAACTGTCAGTGCTCGGTTCGTAATAAAAATACGCTTCGTTCATCATTCCTCTCCATCAGCGTGCTGGGGTGTTAGCGGCCACGATTTTCTGTATAAAGTGCGTCGCAGATTTTCTGATACTCCCGCTTAAAGAAATCCAGGTCTTGGTTGTATCTGCTTCCTTGAGACTGTATTTTCGCGGTTGCCATTTTGGTTGCCGCATTAATCAATGCGACTTGCACATCAACTGGTAGCTCAGGAAATTTAGGCTCGCTCACTTCGCACCTCTCTCAATCTCTGGTTGAATAAATCAGTTAACGTATTGGCACAGCCAAAGTTAAACACCGGCTTCTTGCTGTATACCCATGCGTTCTTGTGACACCAGTCACGATGCAACTCGCCGTTTTCATGAAGGTGCTTGAGCATCTTCGTCACGAGGCGCTTGTCTATTCCGGTTGCGGTTGATATCTCAACTGCCATCCCTGTTTCGTGCTCTTCCAGATAGCGTAGAACGGCTTCTGTGCGCTCATGATGCAGAGATGCCAGCCGGTAATACTTCACGCTCTTACTGATGAGCTCAATCTCAATCTGACCGTCTGCTATAAGGTCACCCAGTAGCAGGTTGATATGTGATTTCTGGCATCCGAGGAGTTTTGCGAATTGTGGTGCTGAGGTGGGAATGTTTGTTTCAAGGTGGTTGAGTATTTTGTCTCGTGTGTTCACTAGTAGCCCCCTTTCTTGCTCTTGGGTTTCTCTTCGCGTTCTGTATTTCGTCGTTTGGCTTGTTCCTGGTCAACGGGGTAGATAATCCCATTGCGTTGTTCTGCATAAACAACACCAGATTCACCGTGGCGGTTTAGCCTAAGCAGATATTCAGTCTCGGCCTGATTAACGTTTTCTTCGTATGCCCCTTCTCGATAGATGCCAAGCCAGTAGTCACAGTCCTGCTCAATCTGACCGGTATCGCGTGAATCACTCGGCAAAGGTCGCTTATTCTGTCGCTTTTCAAGGTCGCGATTGAGCTGAGTCAGCAACACAACAACGCAGTTAAGTTCTTTCGCTAGATTCTTAAGCCCTTTGGTGATGATTCCATAGGCCAAGTCATTCCTCTCCGCCTTTTCTGCCTTCATCAGCGTCAGATAGTCGACAAGTATCATTCCTACAACGCCTCTCTCACGCTTAATTCTGCGAGACTCTGCAACGATGTGTGCCAAAGGAAGCCCTGGAGTATCGTCGATGTACAGGTTTCCATTTTGTGCAATCTCAAACCCTTTAGCTGAAGCAAGGGAGAATTTGTTATCGTCGTAATCGTTGAGGTAGAAGACTTTTGAATTAACCCCGGAGTTCTGGCTAATTATGTTTTCTGCCAACTGCACACGAGGCATTTCTAAGCTGAATGCTAGTGCCGGAAGGTTTTCATTCAGTGCGCAATGAATTGCCATGCTGGTATAGAGCGTTGTTTTCCCCATTTTAGGGCGAGCACCAATAACAAATAGAGATCCTTTGACAATTCGCTTTGGCTCCAGCATTGCATCAAGAGCATGAATTCCAGATGTGATGCCTATCGATGCAGGGTCCTGAGCCAAACGACCATCAACAACATCCAGCCATTCGCTAAAAACATCGGAGAAAGGCATCAGGCCGCCACGTTTAACTGTTTTAGCCTTCTCATCGATTTGCATGGAAAGCGCTTGTACGGCCTCAATTTTATCCTCAGTGCTCATACCGTTTCGGGAATACAGAATTTCCAGCATGCGATTTGCCTGAGTGATTGCCATGCGTTCTGTTGCCTTGTCTTTTACGGCATTGGCGTAGTGGATCACGTTAGCGGCGCTTGGCGTGTTCTTAGATAGTTCAGCAAGGTATGCAAAGCCGCCGACATTCTGCAGATCACCAGAAGCCTCAAGCACGTCCGCGAGAGTCAAAAGGTCAAGTGGTTTACCTTTCGTGTTGAGGTCACTAAGTGATTTAAAGATATGCCCATGCTGTCTGCTGTAGAACATATCCGGCTTCAGAAAAGAAAAAACGCGCTGAATGTTGTCACTCTGCGCGTCCAGCATGATTGAACCCAGCACAGCTTGCTCAGCCTCGTAATTGTTGGGTGGCAATTTGTAATCATCGATCATCGTGCTCTCCCTCGCGTACTTTCAGGTAGGTGTTGTCATTCAGCAGGAAGTCAAACCCCTTCTTGTGCCAGACGGTGCCGCGCTGAGGATTTTGTCTTTCCTCGAACATCCAGCGGCAGTTTGAAGCTACATAGCTCAGATAGGACTTCCAGTCTTCCAGGGTGAAACCATGCCCATCAAGTTGGCGCGTGATGACACCGGCCTTTCTCCAGAACGTCTGAATCTGGTTTTTGCGTTTGTCATTTAGCGCCCTGACTCTTGGTGCTTCAGGTATTAACTCGTGATAGACATCGACGACTTGCTGACAGCTGAGAGACGATTTCTTTTTCTCAGTTTTTGGTGCTGCTACGGCACTCTCTTCTACGTTAGTAGAAGAGATATTATTAAATTCTTTATCTGTGGTAATTTGCTGGTAATCTGCTGGTACAGCATCGCTCGCAGGCATTGGTATCACTGGCTTCGCGCTGGTAATCTGCTGGTAATCTGCTGGTACAGAATTTGACTGATAATCGTCATATTTTTCTACCGAGAAGACTGAGAATTTACCGTGTGAAACCCAGTCAATCATGCCGAGCTTCTTAAACTTTCTCAGCAGGTACTGAACGCGATCAGGATTGAGTCCTGTCTCAAACGCCAGAGCGTTTCTTCCGCTAAGCAGCTTCCCTCTGCCTACCAGAATTTCTCCTGCGTCAGTCATCACATGCTCAGGTGCATGCTTTGCTTTCAGGATTAAGTGAACCCACAGATGTGATGCTTCAGCGTCCTTGTAGAACGGCACATCCATGATTTTACGGTGCAGCAAGGCATACCCCTTACCGCTGCTTTGATGCGGTTTCTGGAGCCTTCTGGCCTCTCTGGCTTCGGCTAGATTAGATACGTTACTCATGACCTTTCTCCTTCTGCATCAGCTTCACTTTCTCCAACTCAGCCCGAAATCGACCAGGCTGCTTGAAGCTGGACAGGAAGCGATCACGTAGTATGTTTTTGTGCATTTTGTCCTGGTAAGGACTGAGTGGTTTTGCCATAATTACTCCTGTTACTTGGCGTAACACAGTGTCTCTAGAATTCGATACTGATTTGCTCAGAGCGTCCGGCCACCACCGGGCGCTTTTTGCTTTCTGGCATCACAGCTGCAATAGCTTGCCTTGCCACTTCACGAATCAGGCTTGTCTCCCAGACTTTCTCCAGAAGAACAAACGTCACCGCCATATCGTGGATGTTTAATCGACTCACCTTTGAATCAGCCCATCCCGCCATCTTTGCGAAATTTGTCTGACCCATTGATACGAGTCGGGCACGAAGCTCTGTTTCCACTTCGCGTACCTTTTTGCTGTGATTTGCTAGTTCCATATGTGAATATATTCCTTAGTTAATAAGTAAATACGCATCGGTTGATGCGTTGGTTGTAGGGACGAAACATCCCTGGCCAGAAGTGTTAAAGAGCAGTTTTACTTAAGCGGCTTTGCCGCTTTTGGTTCCGTACTGTAACCACACAGGATCACAGTTAAGAGCCATCGCAATCTCAAACAAGAAACGTGGGCGCTTGGTTACTCCAGCCTCGATAAGCTGAATTGACTGTTGCTTTACGCCTGCTTTGTTAGCCAGCTCAGTCTGAGTCATCTTCAACTGAACTCGTTTCTTTTTGAGGCGTTCTGACAGAGTTTGCATATCGCCTCCTTCAACAAACTTTCTTGTATTCTCATACAAACTATCTTGTTTGTCAATTACAGGATTTCTTGTAACCATTGGAGGAAATTACAGAGGTGGTTTATGAGTATTTCTTCCAGGGTAAAAAGCAAAAGAATCCAGCTTGGTCTTAACCAGGCTGAGCTTGCGCAGAAGATTGGGACTTCTCAGCAATCAATTGAACAACTGGAAAATGGAAAGACCAAGCGACCAAGATTTTTACCGGAACTCGCTTCAGCTCTCGGAGTTAGCGTCGATTGGTTATTGAAAGGTTCGCCAGATTCAAACATAACTTATGTTGGGCCCAACGAACCTAAAGGAAAATATCCATTGATTAGCTTAGTTAGCGCTGGCGCGTGGTCAGAAGCTTGTGAGCCGTACAATCTCAAAGATATTGAGGAATGGTACGACAGTGATATTCATATGCTTGGTGATGGATTCTGGCTGCGAGTAGAGGGTGACTCTATGACGTCTCCAGTGGGACCGAGTATTCCAGAAGGTCACATTGTCTTGGTTGATACTGGCAGGGAAGCAGCAAACGGTAGCCTGGTTGTAGCAAAGCTTCTTGATGCGAACGAGGCGACATTTAAGAAGTTGGTAATTGACGGCGGACAGAAATACCTAAAAGGACTCAACCCTTCATGGCCTATGATGCCTATTAATGGCAACTGCAAGATCATCGGTGTTGTGGTTGAGGCAAGGGTGAAGTTCATATGAAGCGCATAGTGTTGGCAATCTCCATTATGTCGATTCCTCTCGCCTCTTATGCTGACTGTTGGATTGTATCTGGCCTCAAGGGTAAATCTGCATTTAGTCAGGATGGATATGATTTTATTGATGACTCAGTTTCTGGGTCAGCGTTCAAATTGCTGATTGATGGTGAAAAGGCATCAGTTACTAATCTTGACGGATCTGCCGTATCAGACATGTCATATGTAGCCCTGACCGACAGCACAATAGTGGGAAGCTATCAGTCAGGTGGCGGAATAACGGTGGAAACATGGTCTGTCACAACAGACAAAAGGGTTATGTATTCCAAAGTAATGAACATCCCAGGATTTCAAAATCTAACCTCAACTAAAGCATTCGTCGGAGTTGTATCTGGCAACTGCGAAAAGTAACCCACCACAGATTTTATCAAATTAAAAACAAACTATTTTCCGTTATAAAACAACGGAGTTTGTTTTTTTCGCCTTCAAATACAATATTTCTTGTTTACAACATACAATCTTTCTTGTAATTTTAAGCCATCAGCAAAACGCTGGTAGCCAAACGGAACTGATTGGCAGCTCTTTAACAAGATGACATGGGGATGATTCGTCCCCGCCAAAGGAAGTTGCTTTGGGGAGAAGCGGCGTGGGAAATCGGTGACACGCACAGCGTCTACGTGAGCGCACTCATATTTCACGATTGGGCAGGAAGGTGGCCCAGAGAGTTCGGTTTCGTCCGACCTTGAACACATCGCCGGGGTAACGTCCGGCCTTCTCCACCAAAGCAACCACTGGAGGTACCCAATGAAAGCCAGAGAGATTCGTAAACTCGAACGTGCTCGTAAGCACAAAGAGATGAAAGCCTACTGTAAAAAGATTGACCGTGCATTTTCACGGCTGTCGGAAGGCTGTAGTGAGCGCGTAACCAAAGCCATTTCGCTTGCCGTAACGCGTCAGAAGGAAGTTGAAGGTGGGGCTGTGTGTCTGCCAGAAGTTGCGCTTTTCGCAGCTGGTCATCGTAAGTCAAATAACGTTACAGCGAGGTAGTTATGGGTTCTATGAGTTATTGCCTGTTCAGAAACACGGCGGATGATTTCTCCGGTTGTCTGGAAAAAATAGGTAACGCGCAAAACATCAATGAGTTCTCTGCTGGAGAGGCTGGTGCTGCCCGTGATTTAAGGGAAATGGCAGAACAATACATTGAATGGTTCGATCAGCTGGAAACTGAGTCACTACCAGACGATGAAGAATACGATGACGAAGATGGTGATGACTAGGCCGCATAGTCGGCCTTCTTTTGGCAGCAAGCCACAGAGGTGAATATGAAAGATTTTAAGGGCACTCCAGGCCCTTGGGTGGCATCAAAAACAGACAGAAGCATAGGTCCAGTAAGCTGGGATGATGATCAGTCGTATGGAATGATATTGTCGTGTGCTTGGGTGGAGTTCGATTTCGACGAAGGCATCCAGCAAGCAAACGCCAACCTGATAGCTGCGGCTCCTGATTTGCTCGCAGCACTTCAGTTGATCATCAGCTATCACGATGACGGTAATTGTGAATTGCACAGTGAAGATGTTGCCATGGCTCGCGCAGCCATCAGCAAGGCTCTGGGGGAGGAGTGATATGAAAAACGAATCAGAGTTTCCAATTCCAGATACGGAATATCATGGCATGGATTCAGGCATGACATTGCGTGATTACTTTGCTGCAAAGGCAATGCAGGGAATTATTAGCAGCGATTGCAATTACGGGGCGTTTAGTGATTTGGCAAGCGATGCGTACAGCATTGCTGATGCAATGCTTGAGGCTCGGGAGGAGTGATATGAACAAGCCAATTCAACCAACAGAAGAAATGATTAAGGCAGGTATTGAGCAGCTCCTTACGGAATTACCTGGTCTTGAGGATGATGTTGATGAGGAGCAATTAAGCGACGTTGTTTGCTTTGTTTGGCAAGCAATGTGGACGGCAGGTTAAAGCGAATAGCAGCTGATAGCTAATTCTCTGAGTTAGCTATTGGGTGTAATACCGCACCGTACTATTGAGGACGACTCGATAGTGTCTGATTAAATCCCCTCGTTTCACCTTTGCCCTCCGCTGTGAGGGCATTTTTTTAACTGTATTTGAGTGAGCGTTAATCAGCGTTCAGCCACATGCAATCACAACAAACCAAGGACTATCCCATGATGCACTACAGCCTCGCGGGAAGCGGCGTCATGTCCGCTTTTTATCCCGCTGAATCCGAATTATCCAAACGTGTTCGCCGTCTTATTCGTGCTGCCCGTAAGCACCTGGAGGGTTTATGTCACCAGTTATAAATCAAAGCGCTCTCAAAGCAGCTCAAAGCAAAGCGGTTATCGCTCGCTATCTCGGTGATGGTCGTATGTGGCAAGAAGCTCATGAAGCCATGAAGACCGCAATTAATATGCCGTGGTACCGCAAATCATGAGCATTGCAGATACCTGGGCAGAAGATGCCTTTGTCCGCCTTATGCAGGATATGTTGAAACAGCAGAAAGAGGATGCAGAAGATGCGCCTGACGATGACAGACAAAACAGAGATTAAGCAAATCATCGCTAGTTTTAGCGACGCTGACAATGCAGCGATTGATAAGCAGGTTGAGATGCTGTGCGCGAACATGCGGCCGGTGCTCAACATGCTGGAATCCCACAAGCCTGACGATTACACGAAACAGGCCGTCGAGTGGCTTGGAGAAGACGACTGCAACTATCAGGAATTCGCTGGCGAGGTTATGTGGGACATATTCAGACCGCGCGTAGAAGTTGAATATGCGATTGGCATATTCCTGCGCCGTCATACATTCGAGGATGCAGCATGAGTAATATCGTTGAGTTTGTTAAGCAGCAGGAGCCGCTATTCTGCGGCGCGTTAACTGAGCAGACAGTCACATGGGCTAAGGAAAGCCAGTTCGCAATTCAGTACTTCCAGAAGAATGACTTCCTCGCCAAAACCGCCCTTTCCAACCCTACCAGTGCGCAGAACGCGATTATCAACGTAGCAGCCATTGGTATCACGCTGAACCCGGCGAGCAAGCTGGCTTATCTGGTGCCTCGCGACGGAATGGTGTGCCTTGATATCAGTTACATGGGATTGCTGCACCTTGCGCAGTCTACAGGCTCCATTAAGTGGGGTCAGTGCAAACTGGTGTACTCAGCTGACACTTACGAATCAAACGGCCTTGATAGCGCTCCTACGCACAAATACAACGCGTTTGGTGAGCGTGGTGAGGTTGTCGGTGGTTACTGCACTGTTAAGACCGCAGACGGTGACTACCTGACGGAAGAAATGAGCCTTGCAGAAATTAAGGCAGTCGAAGCAACAAGCAAGGCAAAGAACGGACCGTGGAAAACGTTCTGGGAAGAAATGGCGCGCAAGACCATCGTTAAGCGTGCCAGCAAGTACTGGCCTAAGGCACAGCGTCTGGATAATGCAATCCACCTGCTCAATGAAGATGAAGGGATGCATCAAGAGCCAGTCATGCCCCACAAGTCAGAGGAAGATATCCGCGAGGATGAGAGAAAGCGCCAGCAGGAAATCATCGATCGCGTTCAGGTTCTTTGCGATGAGATGGCGCAGGCAGAAACCATGGATGACCTTAAGCGCATATTCGCAGATGCATACAAGCGCACTACTGGCATGAAGCTGCAGCAAAACGTGCAAGCGATATATGCCGAGTGCAAAGCAAAGCTGGAGGTGGCAAGTGAGCAAACTGTATGAGATTGCCAACGATTACGCCAGGCTGATGGATTCCGACTTTGAGGCCGACGAGATTGCCGACACGCTGGAAGGCATGGAAGGCGAACTTACAGATAAGATTGAGCAGTTGCTGGCTATTTGTAAGAACGAAACTGGATACGCTGAACGCCTCAAGGAAGAGGCTAAGGCACTCAATGAACGCGCGGCTGTAATCAATAACAAGGTCGATAACATCATGACCTACATTGCTAACTCGCTTGATATGATGGGAAAGAAAAAGATTCGCGCAGGCATACATCAGGTAACTATTCGAGCGCCTGTCGAATCGGTTGAAATCACAGATGAGGGCTCCCTGCCGCCTGAGTACGTTGAATACGTAACAACAGTTAAGGCCGACAAGTTAGCTATCAAGCATCAGCTCAAGGCCGGTAATGCTATTCCAGGCGCATCACTCAAGCTCGGTAAGCCAACCCTTCTCATCAAATAGTCCAATGCGAAAACTAAACATCACTCCCGAAGAAATGAGGGCGGTGTGCGGGCGTATGCCTGCATGCCGTGCAGCTGACAGTTTAGGGCTCAACCTACCGCAGCTTTACATGTTGGCCCGTCGCTACTCGATTACCACAGCACACACCTACAGACACTGGTCTCCAGATGACGATGATCGACTCATTTCGCTCGTTCGCTCAGGCCTGATGCAGAAAGAGATATCAGAGATTCTAGGCAGGAGTTTTGGCTCGGTTAGAAGCCGGGTAACGCTTCTTCGCAGACGTAAAAGAATATGAGGAATTAATCATGATCGGATTAACGTATGACCCATTCATCACTCCCAATGAGCTTATCGCTGGCCACCGATTCAAACCCATCAACGATATCCCACGCGAAGAAATGCTGAAGCGCGAGTCATTCCCGAGCGTAAACGAGAATAAATTCCTGACAGCGTGGATAAACCAGAGGGCGAAGAAATGAGCGTGAAACCAACCTACGAAGAGTTAGAACGGTACGGTCGCCAGGCAGATATCACAATTGAGAATCTTGAGCAGAAGCTTGCAGTGTCACAGCGCGAATTACGTGCTGCTGATGCGACTATCGAGAATCTGCAGATGCAGGTTGAGAAGCTGGCTGCGGAGTTGAGTGCAGTCGAAGCAATCCACAATGAGGCAGTGTTCATCACAGATGAGCACTATGAGCAATGCCCACCGGAAGTGCAGAAAATGATTCGTTCACTGGCTGTGCTGCAGATTCCTGCGTACCTGGCTTTTCTCGCTGAGGCGCGGGCACAGGGTGTTGAGATGTTTGCGGATGAACTTGGTAACGTTCATAAGCAGCTACGGTCCGGCAGTAATCATGCTCATGCCATTAAGTCTGCTGTATTTCGCGCTGTTGAGTTCGCCGCCCAGCTTCGCAAAGGAGTGCAGTCATGAGCAAGCCAACCGACGAAGAAATCATTCAGGCACTGACAGCGCATGGTCGATGCATGACCTACGTTATGACCAACATTCTCCGCCGAAAATACTGGCCTCTTGATACCGCATACATACTGCGCCGCCTGAAGAAGCTAGAGGTGGAGGGAAAAGTTCGCCGCGTTAAAAGTAGCTACGCAGTCCAAATCTGCTGGGAGGCCGCCCAATGAGCAACATCGACAAACAGGCTGTACAAGCAGTTGCTGATTTGAAAGCTGGTTACACTCTCGGTCGCGCTGACGTTGAAATCATACAGCAGATGGCTCTAGATGCGGTGACGCTGCTGGATGAGCTGGAAGCCAAAGACAAGCGCATTGCTGAGCTGCAGTCTTGGGAGATGCCTGGAGAGGTCGGTGATGAAGAGTTAAATGCGGCTCTTCAGTTGCACAGGCTTAAGGTTGATGGGCATAGCCAGCTTTCTGATGCGTTCCGTGCCGGATTCAAATATGCGCGCCGCGCCGCCGAAGCCGGTAAAGGAGAGTGAAATGCCCATAGCAGCCAGCTACACCATGCATCTTTACTGCGACTGTAAGACCTGTACAGAAGAATCGTGGCACGGTCCAGAGTTTGGCGAGTACGTCGGTAACACGTGGTCAGAATGCGCGAAGGAGGCAAGGTCCCATGGATGGCGCATCAGCAAGGACAGAACCCGCGCTTTCGCACCGAGCCATAAGATTTCGAGGAATAACCCATGAGCACTATTACCAAAGAGCAAGCCAAAGACCTTCGCAATGCATTCCAGTGCTGGCAGCAGGACTATGACCCGGCAGAAGACAAAGAGCAGTACGACATGTTCGGGCTGGGCATGGTGGCTATGGATGCGCTTCTGGCATCGCTCGAAGCGGAGGCTTTGCCGGAATGGACAAACGAGCAGTGTCTGGAGTTCCTGTCTATCGCTTTCCGGCATGCAGAAATTAAAGGCGACCTTCAGCTGGATGATATCCGCCTGGGTGTGAAGATGGTCAACGCCTACCGCGCCGCCCCGCCAGCGCCGGTATCTGTGCCTGATGATTCGGCGGTAGAGTTGTTGGCAACTGACCTTATGAAACGGATCGACAAGATAACCGGCGAGCGCCACAGCGTAGCCACGTTAAGTTCTCTACGGGTTAGCATTGTGGAATCCTGCCGCGCCGCCATGCTTCAGGGTGTCGAAAACGCCGAGACGCTCACCACCATGCAGACCGCTTCAGCTCTGGATTCTTCGCCAAAAAATGCCGAGTCGCCCACCGGAATAAATCAGGGTAAATCCGAACCTGTAACGACGTCTTACAAGTTGCCAGAGGGGTGGGTGGCGGTGCCGGTTGAGCCTACAGAGGAAATGATAGCTGCCGCTATGTGCAGCAATGATGTGTTGTTCGATAAGGAGGACGACACGTTGTTTCGCGTGCAGCACGAAGAAATTTGGCGGGCCATGCTTTCAACAGCACCGCAGCAGGAGGTGAAGTGATGGCTAATCTGCAACTGGCGGTTAAAGGTGAATACTTCGACCAGATGAAGTCAGGCGAGAAAACTGAAGAATATCGCTTGGTGAATCCATACTGGGAACGTCGCATCCGCGGCAAGGACTATGACCGGCTGATAATCACTCGTGGCTATCCAAAGCGCGATGATGCTAGCAAGCGCATCGACATTCCGTATGACGGTTACGAAGTGAAGGTGATAACACATCCACACTTCGGACCCGACCCAGTGAAGGTTTTCGCTATCAAGGTGAACATCCACTCCTAACAAACCCGCACCCGGCGGGTTTTTCTTTATCCGGAGTCACCATGCACGCCAATCCAGTTATCTGGCTCATAGTCGGAATTATGGCTCTGAGCGCTATCTCTTCACTCATTCACATGTCAGAGGGCTTGTTATGGCTAAATTTGCTTTGGGCGCGTTAGTGCAGCTTAAGTCTGGAGGCATCAGAGGGATGGTTGAGAGCCAGATTGAGCCGGATAGCGACCATCCTAAAGTGTGGTGTAAATGGGATGACGGCAACTACTCGGTGCACCACGAACACGAACTTCGCGCGGCTACTGTTGATGAGCCTCGCGTGTATAAGAAATTAGCGTAAGGAGATGGATGTGAAACTTATTGATATTTTGGCGCAGGAATTGCCTGAGCGTGGTGGTTGGATTAAAGGGCATTATCAGTGTGCGCAAGACAAGAGCGGAGAGGTATGTTTTTACACCAAAGGTAAAATTCACATCACACAATATGGATTGTGGTCAATCTCAGTAGGAAGCGATGCGAAGCATGATGGATTTTCCAGGGTAGTAATCACATTGGCCGACGACTACGCAGAAACAATTATCACCCGGGAACAATACGAATCTGCACTTGCAGCCAGCACGCCAGAATGGGATGGCGAAGGATTGCCTCCTGTGGGATGCGAGTGTGAGTACGAGACAAACTTCGATGGTTGGCAGTCTGTACGAATTGAGCTAATCAAATCTGAAGGTATTGCCTTTACATGGCTGGCTAATAGCCAGGCTTACAATGGACTTGATTGTGTCGGAGTGCAAAAGTCAGGCTCTTTCCGCCCTAAACGCACAGAAGCAGAAAGAAAGCGAGATGAGGCTGTAAGAGATTTCGTTCGCCAGCTTATTGAATGCGTTGACTTTCACGCAGGTGATAAGAGGAATATCGATATCGTGAGAGCGAAGCTATACAGCATGCTACCAACGCTACCTGGTGTAACCGTAATTGACTAGACCGCCGCAATGGCGGTTTTTTATTGGAGATAGATATGCAAGTTCACATAGTTTGCAGAACTGGTAGGTATGGAAGAATCGACTTTCAGGAGATAGTTTCTGTGTTTGAGAAAAAGAAAGATGCCACTGATTACGCAAAGAAGAAGAATTCAGTCCATGAGGCACACAGCCCTTATCTATATCGTGTAGTTTCAAAAAAGATTATGCCAGAAGAAACGGAGTAACCATGGAATCACACAGCCTCACACTCGATGAGGCCTGTGCATTTCTCAAAATGTCAATTGGAGACAGCAATGAGCGATACACTCATGCCGATCACCGATGTGTGCGCGGCAACCGGCTATAAGAAGCCAACCATTTACGAATGGATGCGCGACGGAAAATTCCCGCGTCCGGTAAAGATAGGAAGAAGCGTCAGGTGGCCTTCCAGTGAAGTCGATGCATGGATAAAGGATAAAATCACTTCTTGTCCGCGATCAGGTCAGCAATAACACCTCCCCACCACTCCATCATTTCCCTTCTCTCTTTCATATACTCCGCATGGTTATACGCGGCAGCTACTCTATTCTTTTGCTGATGAGCCAGTTGTGCTTCTATCACTTCTGGCCTGAAGCCTTGCTCATACAAAGCGGTGGATGCCGTGGCGCGGAAGTCATGCCCGGTTATCTCACCGCTTGCAAATCCCTGATACTCGATAGCGCGGTTAATGGTGGTTTTGGCAATAGGCTGCCCTGGCTTTGATGGGCTGGGGAAGAGATATTCTTTATCACCTGTCAGCGGTTTAAGTTCTTCAAGCAATGCGATAACATGCTCACACAACGGAACGCGATGTTCACGGCGTTTCTTCATCACCTCTTTCGGGATTATCCATTCAGCCTTTTCAAAGCTGATATCTCCCCACCTGGCAAACCTAAGCTCCTGTTGACGCACGAATGTCATAACCAGCATTTTTATGCAGATGACCATAACGGGACTTTTGTAATTCCTGAGCGCAACGAATAGCTGACGTAGCTCCTCTGCGGTGGCTGGCCTTGCATGCGTTGTAGGCTTCTGCATCACTGCTCCCCGTAGCGCATAAGAAGGGTCAACTTCCGCTCTCAACGTGGCTACCGCATAGCAAAATACAGCCGAGCATATCTGCCTTACCTTTCCGGCAGAATAGGCGTTACCAGCTTTCTCCAGTGAGCGCATTAAGGCGAGTATGTGCGCTGCTTTGACGTCCTTAATGGGTATCTTTCCGATGGATGGGAGGATGTGCTTATCCAGAAACCCACGGTTAACTATCTGCGTTTTCTCTGCCCACGTCTGGCACTTGCGCTCATACCATTCTTCAGCGATGGATTTGAAGGTGTTCTCAGCGTCACCCATTACCATCAGCTTCTCAGTATCTTTGACAATGGTCGGATTCTTTCCCTGCTTCACCTGTTCACGAGCCCACTCTCTTTCTCTTCTGGCATCAGCAAGGGAAACACCCGGGTATTCTCCAATCGTGTAACGACCATCTTTTTTTGGTGTAAGCCAGAACCGGTAGCGCCATATTTTGGCACCGGTAGGCCTGACATCCAGATAGAGACCCTGCCCATCCTGAAGCGAGTAAGGCTTCTCTTGAGGTTTAGCATTTCTGATTTTTGTGTCGGTTAATGGCAT